AAGCAAATCAAGAAGAGCAAATTGCTAAAAGTAGATTAGACGCAATACAAGAGCAAAATGCTTTAGGCGAAAGCACAAGAGAAGATTTACAAAGAGAAGCAGATGCAGAAATTAATTTAATTAATATTAGGGCAGAAGCAGCAGATAGGAGAAAGGCTTTACTAGGTCAATTTCAATCTTTAAAAAAGCAATTAGATGTAGAAAATGAAATACAAAGAGGTATAGATTTAAGACAAGAGGAAGGTGTGCAGAACTCAATTGTATTAGCTTCTAAAACTGCTAATCAATTACGAGTAGATGATGCGATTGCAACTAATGGTAAGTTGATAGATACTAGAAAACAATTAAATAAAGAGTTATTAAAAGCTGAAACTGAATTAAGCAAAGCAGAACAATTACTTAAAAAGGAAAACACAAACACTCAAATAGCAGCAGCAGGACAATTAGCAGGTGCTTTAGGGCAATTAGCAGGAGATAATAAAGAGCTTGCAGTTGCTCAGGCTATTATACAAACTTATTTAGGTGCAAATACGGCTCTAGCATCAGCACCACCACCTGTTAACTTTATATCAGCAGCAGCAGTAATAGCTTCAGGTTTAGCGAATGTTAAAAATATATTAAGTACAGATGTTGGTAGTAGTGGCGGTGGTTCTGTTCCTTCAGGACTTGGATCAGTAGGTGGTAATATTGCTGCTTCGATTCCTGCTGCAACTGGTTTAGGAGATGTAGTTGATAGTATTAACGGACAAGCAAATCAGCCAGTAGAGGCGTTTGTAATTGCTCAAAATGTAACGGATAGCCAAGAGGCTCAATCATATATTAATAATCAAAGAACATTATAAAATGAAGGTAGTAGAATTTGTTATAAACGACAACGAAGATTTCGGTGTTTACGCTATTAGCTTAGTAGAGCAGCCTGCGATAGAGGAGGACTTTATGTATTTCTCAAAAGCAAAAGAGAAGTTTGCGACTATAGACAACGATGAGCGAATTGTTATGGGTGCGGTTATGATTCCTGATATGGAGATATTGCGAGTAGATAATAACGGAGAGAAGTACAAATGTTGGTTCTCTAAGGAAACAGTTAAAGAAATTGCTCAGAGATATATGCAACAATCAAAGCATCAATCTACAACGATAGACCATGCGAGAACGGTGCAAGGCATCACAACCATTGAAACGTGGATTGTTGCGGATAGCCAAAAAGATAAAACTCAAGCCTTTGGGCTAGAATATCCTATCGGTACTTGGGTTGCTTGTATGAAGATAGACAATGAAGAGGTATGGCAAAACTACGTGAAAGAGGGTGTTGTAAAAGGCTTTTCAGTAGAGGGCAACTTCGGAGAGGCTAACACTGAAATAAGCGAAGAGGAAAGCCTAGAGGCTATTAGACAAATCATTAGAGATGGTGAATTTAAAACAAAGTAGTAAAATAACTATTTATAAATATAAATTATAAAGATGGAAACACTAAACAAAATTAAAGTCTTGCTCGGAATGGATCAGGAAGTAACTAAGGAAGAGCTTTCAGAAGCTACCGAACAAATGAAGTTTGAAGACATCGCTTTAGAAGATGGTACTATTGTAAGTGCTGATGCTTTAGAAGTTGGTGCTGCGGTCTTTATTATGGTAGAAGAAGAGAAACAACCTTTGCCAGTAGGCGAATATGCTTTAGCTGATGGATCACTTTTAGTAGTAGCAGAAGAAGGTATTATTGCTGAAATTAAAGCAGCAGAGGAAGAGGTAAAAGAAGAAGAAGCACCTGCTGAAGAAATGCAAGAGGCTGACAATTCAAAAGATGCTCTAGTAGAGGCTATCGGAGTACTTGAAAACTTAGTGCAAGAGTTTGCGACTATCAAAACTGAATTTAATACTTTGAAAGAGAAGTACGAATCAGTACAAGAGGAAGCAAAAGAACTTGAAACTAAAGTAGAAGAGTTCGAGAAAGTAGGCGAAGAGATTAAACCAAGTCCTGAAGGTAATTTTAACAAGGTAGAGTTATCACCTTTGGAATTTTCAAGACTAACTTCACAACAAAAAGTTCAATATAACATTAACAAATCTAAATAAAAGATAATGGCAGATTCATTAACGAAATTATACGTAGGCGAAGAGGCTGCGGGTTTCATTTCAGCATCACTATTAAGTGGTGAAACATTAGCAAAAGGTAACATCACAGTATTGCCTAATGTAACATTCAAAGTAAATTTAAAGAACTTTGATTTATCAGCATCGTCAGTAAAAGATGCGACTTGCGACTTTACAGATGCAGGTGATGTTACTTACGTAGAGAAAGCTTTAGCACCTGAGAACTTCGGGTTGAATAAAGAACTTTGTAAAAAAGACTGGCTTTCTACTTACGCAGGTGCTACAATGAGAGCAGGTGTGGATGGTACTTTACCAGCTAACTTTCAAGAGTATATCATCGGTCATGCAGGTGCTTTAGTAGGGCAACAAGTTGAAAAATCAATTTGGGCAGGTGCTACTTCAACAAATGGTCAGTTTGATGGATTCCAAGTACAACTAGCAGCAGATTCAGATGTTGTTGATGTAACTGGTACTACTCTATCAGCAGCTAACATCATCGCAGAACTTGGAAAAGTAAGAGATGCTATCTTAGACGCTAACTATGGGCAAGAAGATTTAGCTATTTACGTAGGTACGGCAGCGATGAAGTTTTATGTATCAGCTCAGGCAGCTCTAGGTTACCAAGATCAATTCCATGTAGGAGTAACAGAGGCTAACTTTGAGGGTACTAAATTAATCTTAGCACCGGGAATGGGTGCTAACAAAATGGTTGCAGCTCGCAAATCTAACTTATTCTTTGCAACTGACTTAGCTTCAGATATGGCAGAGGTTAAAGTTATCGACATGACTGAGAACGATGGTTCTGACAATGTTCGCTTAGTTATGAAGTGGAACGCAGGTGTAGGTTACGCAAACGGTTCTGACATCGTTTATTACGCATAATAATTAATAATTGAGTAGGGGTGTAAAAACCTCTACTTTTTAAAATACTTAAAAATATGGCTTGTTTACTAGCAAATGGTAGAGCATTAGAATGTCGTGAGAGCATTGGAGGTATTAGAAATATCTACTTTGTAAACCACAACGACATGGGTGCTTATACTATTGATGCAGATGGCGAGTTAGATGATTTAGGTGCAACGAGTTCAGCGTACAAATACGAGTTAAATCCACAAGGATCAGATTTTGATGAGGCTATCACAGTATCAGAGGAAAACGGAACGGTATTTTATGAGCAAACAATTAATCTAGCACTACCTAATTTATCTAAAGACGCATTAAAAAACTTAAAAATACTTGCTCAGGGAAGGTTTCAAATCTTTATTGAGGACAATAATATAAACGAAACTACTGGTTTCGGTGATTTATATTTAGCGGGTGCTTATAATGGTGTAACTGTTACGGGTGGGAACATCGGTAGAGGTAAAGCCTTTGGTGATATGAGTGGTTATAACTTAGCTTTAGTAGGTAGAGAGCAACGTGCTGCTTTATCTGTTGCACCGAGTTCAGCAGTTGCAGATGGTGTCTTCGGAGGACTTACAACATCAGGGAATAGACCTTCGATTGTAACTTCGTAATACTATAATTCTATACATTAAAGCCTCCCAAATTGGGGGGTTTTTTTATTTTAAAACAATTTAGTTTAATTTCTATTTATATATATAACTTAAACACAAAGAAATGCCAACGAATTTAATAGTAAGACAAGGAACAACGGGAGTAGATGTTACACCAAGTGATTCAGTAGATGTAACGGGTGCAACTGCTAACACGCCTGCAACTTTATTTGTAGGAACTGGCGGAGATGTAGAAGTGATTACTTTAGGCGGTTCTACATTAGTTCTTAAAAATATAGCAGATGGATCATTCTTACCTATCCAAGTAACAAGAGTAAAAGCAACTAATACAACTGCAACTGACATAGTTGCCTTATTCTAAATTTAGAGTTATATGTTAAATATAATTCAAAATACAATAGGTGCGTTAGCTCGTAAAGGGTTAAGTGTAATTCGCAACGGACTAAAGATGTGGCTACCTTTCGAGAAGAGTGGCAGCGACTCATCAGGCAATTCAAATAATGCCACCTTATACACAGGAAAGGCACTTAGCTTTGATGGGGTGAATGATTATGTGGATGTTGGTAGTCATATAATCGGAACTAATGATTTTACGGTTGCTTTAACTTTTAAGAATACAACTACATCAGCTATAAATGGCTTAATATCTTCTGAGGCTGCTTCGTATTCTAATAGA